AACTGCATGTCAAACAGTACGTCCATGTGCGGCTTTTCCATCTCTTTCTCCTTATCGCTGGTCCGGGACCATCCCGAACCTCTATTAGAACACACGTGGCCCCACGCCACAAGATTCAAGCTACCCTACTTCCCCGGCGTGGGTCCCCTGCCGCCGGTCAATGGCCGCCTGCAGTTGATCGAGGGCAGGCACGTCGGCCTCTCGGGGGCCTACCACGAACCCGAACGACGGCAACTTCTCCATGAACACGAGCATCGACATGGTGTCGAAGCCCGAAAGCCGCCTATCACGGCACCAATTGTGATACTCGGTGAACAGTTCGTACTTTAGCAGCCTCTTCGGCCATCCGACAGCGTCGCCCATGCTGGCCCCGCAGTCCATGGAATCGAACCCGCCCCGGACTACTGCCTCGGACAAGAAGTGCAACAGGCTGTCGTGCCTGTGAGACAGCCGGCGCTGCTCCGTTAGCCCCCTGGTATGCGGCGCGAGACGTAGGTTGCTGGTTATCTTCCGGTTCTTGAGTAGGTACAGCAGCGCCGCCCGGCCCCCGTTCTCCATCTCCTTGAACAGGGCGTCGAAGTAAGGCTTGTTGCAAGCAACGGACCCATTGACGTTTAGCACCAGCCAGCGCCGGGACTGCGGTCCCGCCGGCACTATCCACTCTTCGTTGGAAGCAATGATCACGTGGTTCAAGTTGTCGACCTCGACACTGTCAATGCCCTTCGATTCCCGTGTTATCCGACGTTCGGAGATCAGCCCCTTGAGAATGTTTGCCGCTTTCCGGTCGCCCGGCCATAGGACCTCGTCAGCAAACACCACGATGCTGTCGCTGGTGAGCGTGTTGAACCGCGTTGTCAGGCGCTCGGCGTCGATTAAGTGTGTGTAGTGCCTCCCGAACAACTGGCCGAACTGGTCGGCCCACGCTCCCTTCCCGCAGCCCTCAATGCCCCGCAACACAACGCAGGAGCCTTTGATGGTGCGGCTGTCCTGCACGGCGTCCGCCATCCAGTCAAGCAGCCAGCTGTAAATAGCCTCCGATCCGTCGCAGATGATGTCTTTCATGTGGCGCAAATACCGCTCACAAGACGCCTTCGGGTCCGGCTCTACCTGCCACCCATTCCAGATGTTGAGCACCCCGGACGGCTCATCGTTGTTCGGATAGATGCCCATGTCGTAATAGGCCCGGCGCTGCGGACTGCTCAACCAGATGTCCGACATTGGTTTTTCTGTGAACCCGTTCCTCGTCGGTATTTGAATCTTGTCGGGCATTGTCATCGTTTGGAAGGCCATCATCGACAAGAACCCTATCTTCTCCCCGTTGCTGTTGTTCGTGAACGTGGCAATTAGTGTATTCTTGCTGGCGCGGAGCAGGGCGTACGATTTGTTCATCTCCAGCACCCGTTCCTCGATGTCGGCGTCCAGGTTGCTGTTGGACACGTCGCCCGGCAGCGGACGCCAGCCGGCCTCCTTGGCCATGAACAGCAACGTACCGAACCCCACTGGCCCGTCGTCTTGAAACGTTTTCCATCTTACTTTACACTCGTCGTTCTTGCGCCTGGCCCCGCCCGCCGACCACTCATCCCACAGTTCAAAACCATCGTCGCCTACCGTGCTTTTCAGTGCCATCCCGACCTTGACCCAGTCCTCATAAGACAGACCGTCCGGGTCGATGATGGTAAGCATCCTGTTGATCTGGTGGATGGGTACTTCCTGCTTCGGCTTCTCCTCCTTCGGCTTGTCGCGCCACGGCTGGCCCAAAGACTCGGACAGCCAGCCCGGCATCGGCGGAACCTCTCCCCCCTCCTCCCATTCATAGCCCTTTCCGTCGATCGTCGAGGGGTAAGCAACGATGTGTCCCGTGCACCGGCTTGCTGTCCCGCCGCGTGTGTCCAGTCCGTTTGCTACCTTGCTGCTGCTGGAGGCCGCGTTTTCCTGCCACTCGTAGATGTAGTGGTAGCCGCCCGACGGCGTCCTCTGCCGGGGGCCGGGGGGCAAGTCGCCCTCCTTGCTTACTATCTTTGCCAGTTCTTTCAGCCCTGTGGTCCCGCCCACTGGCTTTGAGTCAACGTCAAGGGCCATGATGCCCCCCTCTGTCCCGCATCCAAGGCCGATGTTGTGTCCCTCGTACTTGCCTCCGGGGCCGAACCAACGGTCGATCGTGTGCGGCTTTGCGCTGGCGGACATGTAGTTTATCCCGCTGGCGCTCGGGAGCCTCTTCCCGTTTGGTTCCAGCGGAAGAACGGGGATGCCCGCCGCCGCGTAACACTTGGCCGCATGGTGTACAGCCTCTGCAAAACTCATGCTGGACGCTTTTCTGATCCGCGTCAGGTCTATCTTCACATCACCCATTGCTTGCTTCCCAATAAGACTTACCCACACCATTCAGATCCAGGACCAGCGGGACCCGGAACCAAGGGGCTGACTCTCTCCACTCCGCCTGCAGCCTATTTTTCAACTTCACTACATCGGTGCCCTCTGGCACGTTCAACTCAAACGAATCGTGAACAGACATGATCAAATGGGTACGGGGTCCCATGTTCTCTGTCAGCAGCCACATGTTCTTTGACAAATCAGCAGCAGTGGCCTGGATCGCCAGTCCGGACGCTTTGTAGGACTTGTAGCCCCTCGGGAAGCGCAGCCGCCTGCCGTGTTTGGTCTGCACGAAACCGTGGTATTCTGCCGCCGCTTTCGCCCGGTCGGCTAGTTCTTTGACGCCCGGAAGGCGCTCGTGGTACAGATCGATGACAGCATTGGCCTCATCCCCGGCACGTTTGTACCGGAACGTTTTTCCTTCTTTCTGGAACGAGGCCCATTCCCACGGAAGGCCCATCTTCTCGGCGATCGCCCCCCTGCCGCTGTTGAAAATCATCGACAGGTTGAGTTGCTTGGCGTTTGCCTGGCCGCTGTAAGTGGCGTTTCGGGGCAGCCCGGTCAGGTCAGCCACCATTTGGTGGAAGTCAATCCCCTCATCCGACTGGTAGGCGGCATTGATGAACGGGTTGTTGATCAGATGGGCAAAGGTGCGGACCTCGTAGCTACTGGCATCCAGCGACGCCCACTCGCAGCCCTCGTCCGGCAGGAAAACCGGCTTGACAATCGCTGCCACTCTCTTATTGCGGCTCGGCAGCTGCTGCAGGGCCGGGTCGGTGTAAGACAGCCGCCCGGTGCCAGTCCCGGTGTCCTGATCGCCCTTCGTCTGGTTTATGTTCGGGTACACCCGGTCCCCGACCGCATGCCCAAGGACGTGCCCGGCCAAGAAAGTGTCGCGGGTCTTGACAGTGGATCGGATGGATAGAATCAACTCGGCCCGCCTATCGTCTTCCATGCCGCGCAGAGCCAGAGCATCGATCGACGGATTGCCGCTTTCTGTCTCCTCTAGCAGGAACCCGTTGTTCGCTCGCCAGTCGCCGTACTCGTCCTTCTTCGGGCCAAACACTTCTCGCACTTGCTTCGGGCTGTTGACGTTTATCTCGTGCCCGATCAGTTGATTCAGCTGACGCTGTTGGTCGTCGATCTCTAGCGTCAATTTGGCCATCGCCTGCTCGGCTGTCCGCAAGTCCACCCGGATGCCGCGCATCGTGGCCTTGATGATGGGGGCCATTACCCGGCGCTCAAAGTCACAGATGGGCCGGATTCCCTGTTTCTCGATCTCCTGCTCCTGCCATTCCCACAGGCGTAGGGTCAGCAGGGCGTCCTTTTCGGCGTACGGGGCGACCAGCGACGGGTCGGCCCGGTGAAGGTTTTTCATCTGGACGTTGCGGGTGGCTCTGCCGCCGAATGCCCCGGCCAAGTCGTCGTAGATGCTGGATACCTTCTTGTCGCCCAGATACCTTTCGGCCAGATGGTCTAGCGTGAAAGACTTCTCATGCTCGTTCAAGAGGCAAGCCCTGATTGCCGTGTCGTCCAGACGCTCCAGGGGCAAATACAAGCTGCCGCTGTCGGCCATCCGGTAATCGAACGACGCGTTGTGGCAAATGACCGTCCCCCGGAAGCGGGACATCTCGTCGTCGAGCCAGTCGATAGCGAACGGCTCGTGGCGTACGTCTTTGTAAATGGTGCTGCCGTCCGGCAGAGCGATGCTGAACCCGAACAGCCGGTCGTTGGGCCAGTGGACGCCCGACGTCTCGGTGTCGAACGCCAGATAGGGCGCTTCGCTAAATCTCATCTCTCTTATCCCCAAAAGAGAACGGGGACCCGAAGGCCCCCGCTAAACATCAGAAGGGCACGTCAAAGTCGTCAAACGACGGTGCCGGGACGGCCCTCGGCTCTTTGGCCGAGAACGCCAAGGACATCCACTTTCCGCGAGCGCCTTCCTTTATCCACCCACTAATCCACCATTGCTTCCCGTCAATCAGGCAGTCGCCGCGATAGTCCGGTTGGTTGGGTTGAGTCTTGCGGTCGTTGCGGAAGACTGACCCGGAGAGTTCCTTGTGCTGGAAGTCTCCGGCCATTTTACAGCTCCGCTGCCGGATGGGCGGCCGGCTGGTCGTCGGAACGGTCAACATCCGCAGCGCCGGCCTTGATCAGTTCGTACAGGGCGTGGCCGCGATCGTACAGTTCCTTGCTCGCGAACCCGACCGGCGACGCCTTGAAGGACCAGAATTCGCCCTTGTCGCTTGACGCCTCGACAGCTTCCAGCCGGTACGCCTTGGCGAAACGGTCAACGCCACTGATCTGGATCAGCGTATTCAGGGCGCGACTGACCTTGAGCTTGGACTTGGTCATCGAGAAGACGGCCTCCTCCACCCCATGGGCGGTCAGCAGCAGGGCGAAATGCTGGTGGCTCTCGACAGTCTCGTGGTCGTCCGGGGACGGGAGGGAAGCGCGGAACTCGTCGGCCTCCTCACGGGTCCGGTACGCCCCGCAGAAACCGCCACCGGCCTTGCGCAACTTCCAGACGGTGAATTCCTTGCGGAACAGGACCGGGATGAACGTGACGCTGGAACCGTACAGTTCGCCGGTAACGGTGTTGAAGATGATGCCCTGCTCGGCACCGGGGATGTACGCCGGATCGGACTTCTTGATCTGCGGCGACAGGGCCTGCAGGACGTCGACACGCGGCAGGATCATGTCCTTGGCGGTCACGTCTTCGCTGCCAGCGTTTCCTTTGGTCAGCCAGTCCGGCATCTGCTCTTGCACTCCGGCGATAAGGGTTGCCATCGCGGTGCTCTCGTTCTCTTGCTTCTTGGTCATTTCGATCTCCTTACATTAGATAATTGATTCACATCTGCTTCTTGCCAACTTGGCGTACTTCTCGTCCTTTTCTATCCCTATAAAATTTCTCCTTTCTAATAATGCAGCAACACCGGTGGATCCGCTACCAACAAATGGGTCTATAACTGTTTCTCCTTCAAAAGATACGAGCTTTACCAAGTACTTCATCAGTTCGTCCGGTTTTTGTGTAGGATGACCGACTCTGGCAGACATCAGCGGCTTTTTTACGTAAAAGAACCGGGGCAACAACTCAGCCATGGCCTCGTCCACAGTCAAGTTTGATGGCCACCTCCCGGACTCGTTGGGCACCAACTTAGCGGTAGCCCCGGCGTCGGCCCCCCAAAATCCCCCCCTCGGAGACTCCCACTTCATCGGAAGATTTGATGGGTCAAGCACCATGCACTCTTTGGCATTTAGCGCTCTTCCTGCGCCTACCTGCGCTAAAGTCCAAAATTCGGTGGCCGGCTTCAATCTCCCAGATTTCGGCTGACCAGTGCCGAAATGGTGGCACACGACATCAATTATTCTCCATCCAGCTTTTTCAATGGCTCCGGCTGTTTTGTGTTGTTCTTTGGGCAAAGACCATACCAGTGCGTGCGCCCCCGGAACGCAAACCCTGGACAATTCTTTGAAAACGCTCTCCAACATGGCGTTCCTATCCTCTACCCCCCAATGGCTCTTGGTCAAATAATCAATGTCAGCGGGCGGGTCGCACACGACGGCGTGGCAACTTCTGGCCGGCACGGATTTTAGCACTTCTGTGGAATCGCCGTTGATGATCTCAAAATGCATTTAGAATTTCCTCTTTGCTCAGCTCGGTGGGGGTTCCATCAGCGAATTTAAACTGATATTTTTCCCCGTCATATGTTCCAAACATCCATTTCATCACAGGTGTATCTCTGCTGTGGGCCATGGCTAAGGCTGTTTGTTTGTTGTCGTGCCCAAGAAATATAATCATGAATTTGTCGGACAGCCCATCAATGGTGTCTCTCAACACCCTGCCCATCTTTTCGTCAATACGGTTTTTGGTGTTGGGACTGGCTCCGGGTTTTTGCCCGCACACCTCCACCAACACACCGTTCACCTCTGCGTCGTAATGGTTGCTAGGTTTTGTTCCCCCTATCGCCGCAACCACCGCACCCTCCAGCCGTGCCGAATCGCTGGTGTTGTGATTATGTTTTATGTGGGGTTCCCATTTGAAATACATGGTCATGTCCGGACGATGCTGGCGCGGGTGAACGGCTGGACCTTGAACAGGTCCTCCGGGAAGGTCTGGCCAGCTTTCAGCCCTTCCTTAATCGTTGCCTTAAGCGTGGACGGCTGCACGTAAGCCTGGATCAGGCCGTCGAACCCGTGCATCGCCAGCCACTCGTACGCTTGAAACTTCATGTCCGGCAAAACGCTGGCGTAGCAGTCCATCGTCAGACTGATGCGCCCGATGCCCTCCAGCGTTACGGTCCGCAGGTCGTTCTCGGCCATGTACTCGGGGATAAGGCGCAGGCGCAACTCGTCAAGGTCGCGGTTGATGCCCTTGAGCATCTCCTCGGTCTCTTCCTTCTCGCGTTGGAGCATCCGCATCCGCTCCGCCATTACTTTCAGTTCGTTCATCTCGCTCTCCAGTTGTCTGAGTGTTTGTAGACCACGTCCGGTAGCCACTCAAACTCCGTCGGACCTTCGTGCCCCTTGTCAAACACCACCCAAATGTGGGTGAATTGGCTCGGGATTTCGCCGCGAGCAGACATCACATGTTGATACCTCCCGGACAAGATGATCCGACTTACCTTCATCCTGCTCCAGATGGCTTGGTATCTGCCGCTGCTGTTCAGCCCGCTGATGGGCATCACGAAAGCGAACTTTTGCTCGCATAACTCCCACGCCTTTTGGGCGAAGGGAACCATCAGTTTGAACGGCGGGTTAGTGATGATGTCGCGGCCAGTCCGTGTTGCTGTCAGAAAGTCCTCCTCTTGTACTCGCTCGTGGCGCGGCAGGATGTCTGTCTCCAGCACGTCGTACCCGTTTGCGGTCAGCACGTCTCCGATAGCCCCGGCTCCGGCTCCGGGTTCCCATACAAGCGAGTGGAACTGGACCCGCTTGAGAAGTTCCACTGTGAACGAACGAGGAGTTTCGTAAAAGTCCGTGGCATCACGCAACTCGCTGGTGCCGTTGGCGATGCTGCCCTTAACGCGTGGCGAAGTCATGGAACTCCTCCAGAGAGAAAACTTCGATGCCCAACAGAGTGGCTGTTGGCTTCACGTAATAGTCGATAAAACGGCCCAACTTACCGGACCGGTCGTCAATCACTAGCACCCCTTCATGGCCGTTCGCCAGACAGGCATTCGATAGCTTGATGGCGGCTAGCACCCACTTTTCGTGGAGGGTACCTACCTGCTGGCCGTTTACCTTGTTCTCCACGAAAACTTTTCTGTCCCCCCGGACGGCCACAACGTCAGGAACGATGCCTTTTCCGTCCGGACCGATAGCCACTTTACGGAAATTCTTGTTAGCTTCCCATCCGCCGTGCCGCAACACCCTCAGCACTTCTTCATCCAACTCCTGCCCGTGTCGGGTGGAGGTTCTTGCCATTTCGTTCATCTCGTTCTCCTATCCTCGGGGGACCTCTCCCCCAGAACCTCTAGTATACCACAGCCGGGGGCCGCTGTCTAGTCCAAAGCTATATCAAATCATCAAGGCGCAGGTCGTCGTTGACGTAATGGTGCAGATCCTGCTTGTTTGCCAGCGCCACGGATATCAGCCGGTCCACACGCAGATTGGAGATCAGGTCGATGTAAAGGACCTCGTTCTCCTGCCCGATCCGGTGATTCCGGTCTTCCGATTGCATCCGGTCCTCCAGCGAGAACGTGTTGCTGTAATAAACCGACAGAGTCGCAGCGGTCAGGGTCAGTCCCCTTGCGCCTGTTGCCTGGTTGACGACGAAGAACCTCTTGGCCGGGTTGGCTTGGAACTCGTTTACCATGTTCTGCCGCAGGGACGGGTCCACTGCCCCGGTCAGGGTCAGAACGGCTCCCGGATACCTCGCTGACAGCTCCGTGGTGATCGCTGCGACCTCGGGCAGGTATCTCGCCCACACGATCGCTTTCCCATCGAACTCTTCGAGGAGGGCCAGCAGCTCGGCCATCTTCGGGTTAGATGAAAGCGGGACCCCATCCGGGTCGAACCCGCCCGCTATTTGCTGGAACCGTAGCAGGGCTTCGAGGGCGTTTTGGATTTTGATTTCCTTGTCGCCCAGTCTTGTTTTCATCTCCTTGGCCAGTTCCTTGCATACCCGCATCTGCTCGGGGGTAGCTTTGATCTGGCGGGTCTGGTATTGCTTGGTCGGCAACTTCATGTCGCCTTTGCGTACCACGTCACAGAACGGGCGGATGCGGTCGAACAGGGTCGACACATCCTTGTATCCGACTATCTTTTTGTTTTCATACCCGCCCATCACACAATACTTGCCACGGAACGAGTAGTACGAGATCTCGCCGATAATCGTCGGGTCAACAAAGTACATCTGTGAATATAGGTCGTGGATGCCTTGCGTGACGTTGGTGCCGGTAAGGACCAGCCTGAAAACGGATTCCTCACCCAGTTTCCAGCAGACTTGGGTCCGCCTTTTGTCGTGGTTCTTGATCGAGCTGGACTCGTCGATCACTGTCATCGTGCGTCCACCAGCCACGAAATCTTCGGCTATTTGCGGTGCGCCTCCCTGCGACAGGGCCTCGGTGCCGACCACGAGGATTGGAAAATCGGTCCAGGGCTTGAGCTTCGCGCCAGCCTCCAGGATTTGTGTGTGGGACGACAGGATGGAATACAGTCTTAATTCTTCTTCCCACACCCCTTTGATAGAGGTCGGGCAGACGATCAGCAGGCGGTCGATCAGGCCGTGCGCTCTGCGCAAGTTGGCCAGCGCAATCGTGGATAGCGTCTTTCCCGCGCCCATCACCCAAAAGAGGGCGAACCCGGCCACTGGCCAGGCTTTCTCGATTCCCTGCCGTTGACGGGGGCGAAGCGTCCGATTTTTCAGGAGGGTGTCCGGATTGATGACCATCGGCGGAATGCTGACAGACTCACCAGCAAGGGCCAGGATGGCCGGGTCCAACTCGTTGTGGGGAAAGTTGGCGGCGACAGCAGCGACAGCTATCTTCGTCGCTTTTACTCGCCATTTGCGCGTGGCCGGGTGCCAGCGGCTGCCACAGGCTTTCGCCATGTGGTTCAGGTGGAACGGTAGATGGAAGACGATCAGCCCGTCTTCTAGCGTTGCTTTCATGGGTCCCCCAGGAAAAAGTGGCGGTTGTTGCCGGACTCCGCCAAACGGGGGGGATGCTTACTCGGGGGTGTCGCCTTCGCCGTTGGCGTCGTCGGCCACCTTCTTGCCCTTGTTCTTGCTCTTGGCGGGCTTGGCGGCGTTCTCCTCGCGGCAGGTGCCGGCGAACTCTTCCAGAGTGTCCCGGAGGTCTTCGGCAGCCTTGTTGGAGGCGATGGCGGCATCGAGGGCCGCGCCTTCCAGACCGGTCTCGTCGACCATCTTGGTGAGGGCGCGCAGACGGTTGCCGATGGCCATGCGTTGCTGGCCGGGGTTCAGGTGGGCGTACTTGATGGGGTCGATGCCGGCTTCCATGGCGGCCTCGTTCACTTGCGCGACGGTCAGGCCGTTCAGGGTAGTGCCGATGAAATCGTCCTTGTGGTACGAACCGCCAGCGGTCTTGACCATGTTGGCGATGTTCGGACGGATGGTCGTCTTGGCGGCGGTTTCGGGTGCTTCCATTGTGGTTCTCCTTGTAAAGGTCGGTGGATGATGGCGGTGGATCTAGCCAACCTCTATTCTACCACACAGAGGCCGGCTTGTCAACCCCAAACACATGTCAAACAGGCTGTGCTTTCTTGCGTTCGCGGACCTCCTTAGCCCGGCAGGAGTTGCACTTCGCCCCTCCC